AAGACTATGGAAAGGATTAGCGTGTGAGAACATTACTCAAGCAGTTGCCAATGATCTACTTAGGCATTCCTTGCGCCAACTAGACAATGTTATTCTGCATATCCACGATGAAATTGTGATTGAAACAGATAGACCCGAAGAAGTAGCAATAGAGATGGAGCGTGTCATGTGTACCGCGCCTGACTGGGCTACGGGAATACCCTTAGATGTAGAAATCCACACGATGCAAAGGTATGGCAAATGAAACATATTGTTGGCTTAAGTGGAGGTAAAGATTCAACTGCGCTAGCGTTAAGACTAGCTGAATTAGAACCCCGAGATTACGAATATATTTGCAACGAAACAGGCAACGAATTACCAGAGATGAAAGCGCATTGGGATAACCTAGAGAAGATTTTAGGTAAACCCATTCAACGTGTGCGCCATGCTAGAAGCCTGATTCAAGAAATTGAGAAGATCAATATGCTACCTAACGTGTTTGCACGTTGGTGTACGATTCGCCTCAAGATTGAACCGACCATTGATTACTTTGAGTCTTTGCCTACTGGATCTACGCTTTATGTTGGCTTACGGGCTGACGAAATGGAGCGCAGAGGTTTGTATGGCGAAGATATTACTGTTCGCTTTCCAATGCGTGAATGGAATTGGAGCGAGAAAGACGTTTGGGATTATCTAGCGTCACGCAATATCTGTATACCTAAGCGTACTGATTGCGCCCTATGTCCTTATCAGCGCCTTGGCGAGTGGCGTGACCTATATGAGAATTACCCTGATTTATACGCTGAAGGCGTAGCTTTAGAAAAGAAGATTGGGCATACTTTTAGAAGTCCAGGCAGGGATACTTGGCCTGCTGATTTAGAATCGTTATCCAAAGATTTTGTAGCAGGTCGTAAGTTGCGCCAATATAAGCGCAAAGACACTTGCCGCGTTTGTTCCTTATAAAAAGAAAAAGCCCCCTAGTTCTTTAAGCTAGGGGGCCAACCTCACGAAAGGTAGTCCATATGAACTTTGTAGAATATATCACGAACTTAGCACCTGAAGGCGAAACAGCCCTTGTTGTACGTCAAAAACCACAACTCGATGGCAACGGGCAGTTGCAAACCCATGCCGATGGCACAATCAAATGCACTTGGCCTGCGTTCCTGCCTACTGCCAAGATCAAGTCCGATTGGGCGATCTATGGCAATACAGGCTCGTTTATCCTTGATCGCTTTGCTGATGGCAAGGTGTCTGCGTCTGCCGCAAACTGCGAATACGTCCTTGTGATGATGTTAGACGACATCGGCACCAAGTCCAAAGAGCCACCCCTTGCGCCTACATGGATCATGGAAACCTCAGAGGGTTCTTACCAATGGGGCTATGCGTTTAGCGATCAACCAAGTAAGGGCGACTTCACCGCAGCCATTAAAGCGATTGCCAAGGCAGGCTACACCGACCCAGGCGCTACTAATGCCGTTCGGAATTTCCGTCTGCCAGGATCAATTAACCTCAAGCCTGGGCGCAATAACTTTGCTTCTAAGCTAGTGGAGTTCCATTCTGAGCGTGAATACAACCTTGAAGAAATCTGCACCGCCCTTGATGTAATCCCTGACCCTGCTGATACGGCTACTAATGTAGCCATTCGTCTTGCTGACACGGGCAAGGACTCAGTAGTGACTTGGCTTAACGAACAAGGCTTGGTTCTGTCCGCGCCCAACGGTGAGGGCTGGATGGGTGTCGTCTGTCCTAATAATGCCGAGCATACCGATGGCAACATCGAAGGGCGATACAAGCCCCTAGATCGTAGCTATTGTTGCCTGCATGGTCACTGCGTGGACTTTAGCTCCCAAATGTTTCTTGATTGGGTAGCGGATAATGGTGGCCCAACTGTCGAGCATGGTTTGCGTGATGAGCTACTAGCAGAGAAAATGAACATGGCATTGTCCAAACTAACCCCAAATGATATCTATCGTGACACCGCAGCCGAACTGATTGCCGAAGTAGAACGTAAAGAGTTAGGGCGCATTGAGAAGTCGGAGTGGTACAGGCGCTTTGCGTACATTCAAGACGATGAGTCCTACTTTGATATGCAAGATAGACGTGAGGTGTCGCGCCAAACGTTCAACGCCTTGTTCCGCCATATCCCGTGCAAATCAATCCGTACAGGGCGCAGTATTGAAGCCTCGATCTGCTTTGATGAGAATAGGCAAGAGATGGGCGCAAAGGCTCTAGTCGGTGTGACCTACGCAGCGGGTGAGGATGTCATCGTATCCCGTGATGGCGATCTGTTCGGCAATCGTTGGAGGGACGCAAGACCTCAAGTCGGTGCGCCTGTTCATGCTGACATCTCTATGTGGATGCGCCATTGCCAAGCCCTTGTCCCTGAGCAAGCCGAGTTAGAGCATATCTTTGATGTGATGGCGTTCAAGGTGCAACACCCTGAGATTAAAGTGAATCACGCTGTCCTGCACGCAGGGGACGAGGGTTCTGGCAAAGACACATTCTGGGCGCCATTCATTTGGGCTATCTGCGGTAATCATTTGAAGAACCGCGGAATCATGGATAACAATTCTGTTAATAGTCAATGGGGTTATCAGCTAGAGTCAGAGATTCTTATCATCAACGAATTAAAAGAACCCGATGCCTCAACCCGTAGGCAGTTAGCTAACCAACTCAAGCCGATCATCGCAGCCCCACCCGAAATGCTCCCAATTAACCGCAAGGGCCTGCACCCCTACATGATGGCGAACCGCCTGTTCGTGTTGGCTTTCTCAAATGACCCTGTGCCAATTAGTCTTGCCTCCCAAGATAGACGATGGTTCTGTATATGGTCAACTGCGCCACGGATGGAGTCTAACCAGGCTAAGAAGATTTGGGATTGGTATAGATCAGGGGGTTTTCAAGCAATTGCCAAGTGGCTCCAGGCAAGGGATGTCAGTAAATTTAACCCTTCTGCACCTCCGATGTGGACAGAATTTAAGGCGAACCTAGTTGAGCATGGTATGAGCATGGCGGAATCGTATTTGGTTGAAATGCTCAAGAATAGAACAGGCGAATTTTCCCGTGGTGTGATCGGCTCACCATTTCATTCGATCTGTGACCGCCTGGCGGGTCAAGCCCCTAGCGGTGTCAAAGTGCCACAGGCAGCCTTACTCCATGCTCTTAAAGAGGCGGGATGGGTCGATTGTGGTCGCTTGATGTCAAGGGACTATACAAGCAAGAAACATATCTTCGCTTGCCCTGAGATGGGCGATATAGCCAAGTCCGAACTGCGTAGGATGGTGGAGGAAAACCCCCCGCCTAAGATGGTTCTAGTTAAGTAAAGAAAAAGCCCCGATTAAGGGGCTTTTTTATTAGAGGTCAAAGACTAGGACAAGGAGGGCGGTTATTGCAACCGCTAGGATGGCTATGAGCATCGTAGAGCCTCCACAAGTTTAGCGGGGTCACCTAGTTGGAAAAACTGATATAACGCTCTGTATTGCTCCGCTTGTTCTTCCGTGTCAAAGTAACGATCGTTTAAAGGCTTGCGATCTTCAAAGTCGCAAATAATATACCCGTTGAGGGTACGCAAAATAGATAGGTTCTCGATCATTTGAATATCCTCTAATTTAGTTCAATTTCGCCATCACCAACATCGGTGGCGCGGGTTAATAGTTCCTCTTTAGATAAGCTTTTAAGCTCCTCTATGTACTCTGTTGGGCTTTCACCCATAGGAACATCAAAATAAAGCGTAGTGTGCATTTTGACTTCAATCATTTGAATATCCTTTTTTCAATGATTCCGTTTACTTTCCGTGCAAAGGTTGAGGCATTGGCTTTGGTTGTGAATCTGCGACAGGCTTGCGACTCTATCCCGCCCATATAGGTGATGTAAGTTACTGAGTACATTATTCGGTTTCCTTTATAAAGTGTTCACAAATGCGTAAAAGAATCTCAACTGTTTCATCAAAGTTAATTTGACCTTTATCGTATTGCTCATAAATGTCATTTACTGAGCCGTGTAGCTCGTCAATAGGGTTGTATTTCATAGCGTGTCCCGATCTCTAAAAGGGGTGTCTAGTTCATACCGCATTACGCAAACATCGTCCGCATACCACCAGTTCGGCTCGCAGTTATATTGCTTGCCATGCTTGCGTAAGCCTTTAATGAGGGTAGCCTTGGCCCCCTCGGGGGTATCGCTGAAAGCCTCAAATGAGAAATTGCGACTGTCGTACCAGGCTTTCCAAATTGATTTCATATTAAAACCCTCCTAATAAACCAAAGGCTAAGAAGCCACCCAAAACGGCCCCCATAATGCAAGCCCCCAAAATGTCCCACAGTGTCGGTTCTTTTTTCATGATTGCACCTCGTCCGCTTTGATATCAAGATCACAAGCCCACAACTCCAAGTCATCAAGGCTCATTTCGCCCACGGGAATCTCGATTTCTTCACCATCATAAGAAGAAAACCAAAGTGCTTGGATCTCATCAGAGCCAAGACTGATAAACAGAGTGAAGTTGTAGTCAGTCATTGCGAGGTAGACATGACCGCTTGAGGTGTTCTCGTCAGCATAGCCATCACCTGATAAATCCATTCCCAGATCAACGGCTTTGGTTAATATTTTGGCAACTTTGCGGTAAGCATTGTTGCAGAGGTTTTCGCTAATTTGCATGGTGTGATTTCCTTTAATTTAGAGTAGATTAGTTACATTGAAAAACAAACGGATTCGATCTCATCGAATGTTGCAGGCTTACCATCTAGCAGTAATTGATATGTGATTGTGCGGATAAGATTGTCATCGTAATCGGTGACATCATAAGAGTCAGCGACAGTCTGCCCCTCACAATAGGCATAGACTGGATACTCACCAAACACGCCCATTTCATCCCCAATGTACTCGCTCATCAGTTCTTCAGTAGAACCAAGGGCAGTCAATGCAGGGTATTCACGCCCGCCTTTGAGGTATCCATCAAGCGTAAAAGCCAAGGGAAACCGCTTGCGGTCAGACGGGGATTTGGTGATTTCTACTTCAATAGTGTGGTTCATTTGCGTTCCTTTTTACTGTAATTTAGTTGATTAAATCGGTCTTTTTCGAGCCGATGTGTAAGCGTAACAGATTTCTTTACAGAGCGTCAAGCGATATTTGCAAAAAAGATACAAATAATTTTGTCAGTCATGTAAGCGGAATGTTAGTTAAATGTTAGTCACGATGCCGAGGAGAGGAAAGCTATATAAAACCTCGCTTTTTGGGTGTGTGTTAGTTACGTAGTCATCTTTTAGCTCTTATTCTATGGATTTGTATATTTATATGTGTCATGGCGTCAATGTTACAAGTCAGCGACTTAAACCGATGTGACTATATGGCTACATGACTAACAGAATTAGGGTGCTTTTTCCCCCCTGCTCCGTGCTATTGGCAAAAAATCCCCCCTCACTTGTCAGTCATGTTAGTCAGCTAAAAGCTAATGACTGACATGACTAACAAATCCCTCGACTGTCAGCTTGTAAGCTACTAACTTAAATTGCATGACTACATGACTACATGGCTAACGCTTGTTAGCCTGGTTGCATCCTAGAATCGGCCTCCTGGCTGACGGCCCCCGGGTAGGGCCTTGCGAATTTGTGTTGTGGCTACGGAGGTATCACGAACAATTTTTTTCTATTAGCCAAAAGCCCACCCCCCCATTTTTTAATTTTTATTTTTTATTCAAAAGTGATACCATCACGCGTATGTTCATCTCATTCCCCTACGAGCCGAGAAAGCTACAAGCCACCGAAGGTCGGCTAAAGGCAATCATGGACGCGGCGCGTCTTGGCCTCAAAGGGGATCGCCTCGCTATCGCGGCTGGCATGATGCCCACCGAATACCGGCAACTGTGCCAGTTCGACCCCATCGTGGAGTACGCTGAACTCAAGGCTAGAACCGAGTCAGAGATGCAAATGTCCCAAGTGCTACACGCAGCCGCGTTAGAGGGCGACATCAAAGCAGCCACAACCATCTTGCAGAACCAACACGACTGGGTAGCCAAGCAACAGATCAACGTCGAGATCGATCAACGCATCTCGATTAACCAAGCGCTTGAGATGGCGCAAGCGAGAGTACAGACGATTGCAGTGCAAGACGTCGAGTACACCGAAGTGCCGCAGACTAAGAAGATTAAAACAGCCTAAATGCAAGAACCCCGCTACTCAGCCCAAGATGAGATGGAACTCATGGCTAGGCTTTGGTCGCCTGCCATTAAAGACAACCCACTCGCTTTTGTCATGTTCAACTTTCCTTGGGGCGAGGCAGGCACACCGCTAGAACACTTCACTGGCCCACGCAAGTGGCAACGCCAGGTGTTGATAGACTTGGCAGAACACATCAAACGCAACAACGGGCAGATCGACTTTAGCGTACTGCGCCTAGCGATTGCCTCTGGTCGTGGTATTGGCAAGTCAGCCTTGGTGAGTTGGCTAGTGCTGTGGATGATGACCACAAGGATTGGTTCGACAGTCATCGTGTCAGCTAACTCAGAAAGTCAGCTACGCTCAGTCACATGGGCTGAGATCACTAAATGGTCGTCCATGTCCACCAACAGCTACTGGTGGGAGATTAGCGCAACGCGCGTGATGCCTGCCAAATGGCTCACTGAGCTAGTCGAGCGTGACTTGAAGAAAGGCACCCGCTACTGGAACTTGGAAGGACGGCTATGGTCGGCTGAGAATCCTGACGCCTTCGCGGGTGTGCATAACTACGATGGCGTAATGGTCGTGTTTGATGAGGCGTCAGGTATTGACGACTCCATCTGGGCGGTAACCAGTGGCTTCTTTACAGAGAACACGCCCAACCGCTTCTGGTGTTGCTTCTCTAACCCGCGTCGCAATACAGGCTACTTCTACGAAGCGATCGAGGGTAGCAAGCGTGACTTTTGGCAATCTAGGCAAGTGGACGCTAGAGAT